ATCATGTTTTCGCTAGAGACATTCGGATACTTAGTACCAAAGATAGCTTGTCCCGGTGCACCACCCTGTCTGCGGAATACCTTACCCGGATATACAGATAAATCTTGTCCCGGCACTAGGTTTGTTTCATCTACTTCAATAAGCAAGTTACCTGATAAAACAGCATTATCTACTGCCATACGCATGAACCCATTCATTAATGTCTGCGTATCTTCCATGTTCTCCGCAATACCAATGCCAAAGAATGAATATGGATTAAGCTCATATGGAGCAGCAGCATATGGAATTTTTGCAGGTTTAAATGGATTAAGTACCATACGAATGACGTAACCGTTACATAACCATACGTTTGCTTGCAGCTCATCAAAGTTTTGTAATTCTTTTGGTATCTCTACGTTCTGCTCTTTAAGCATCTCAGTATCAACCATGCCCCAATATTCTAGCACTTCAAATCTATCAACGCCATGTTGAGGAGCATAGTCTGATAAGTCATCTTCCCAATACTTTTTAGTATAGTTTTCACCTATTTCAATACATCTGTCAATAACATTAGAACGGAAGTACGGACGTTTTTTCAAATTACGCAATTGTGTTCGAGACAGTTTATGTCTTTCAATTACATACTGGGCTTCATCCATATTATTTGCATCGGGGTCAGGATAAAAATTCCACACTGAAACGTGAGAAACTTGTGGGACAGTCTTAAACATAGGTGAGTATTCACCGTTTTCGTCCCAATTAGGATATTCTTTATCTGTAGCAAAAGGACCTTTCATAATCCCTGTACCAAATAAAGCTAGTTCAAATGCACTACTGCGTAAGTTTTTATTTGCACCAGACTCTTCTAGTTGGTCATGGATTTTCTTTTGCATTTTTTTAGCTGCAACCATTGCGGGGCTAAACTCAACCGCACTAGGAACTGTTGCAGGACCTTCTTTTAATTTGTCTTCTATAGGACGAAGTTTATCTTTAAGTGGGCCTAGCTTTTCTTGTAAAGTTTTTAGAGTAGCACCTGCCTCAAACTCTTTACCGTCCCCATTAAAACCATAAGGACTTTCCATGTTAGATTGGTTTACGGTTTCTTCTGCTCCCGGAGGAAGAGGTTGAGTATCAAAGTTAACTGTCTCTACTACGCCATCGGGTAATTCAGTAGGCTCAATAGAAAGAGGAAATTTATTGTTGGCAAAAAGTACATCTACAATTTGACCATAGGCTGCTAGGGTTTTTGTTTTTGTTACTTTAATAAATACTCTAGACTTTTCAACTTCAGTAAACTGTACATCAGGACCGTATAGACCACGATAGTTTCTATAAGAACGTAACCAACGCTCTTCATCTTGTAGTCTGTAGTCTTCTGCTCTTTGATAGCGTTCCATAATATATGGAATAATGTTTTTCACAGAAGAATCTTCATAAGAGCTATCTTCTGCATCATCTAATGCTATTGCTTCGTCTTCAATTAAAATTTCGTCTTCTGCCATATTTAGTATCCAAAAGTTGAATCAGCTACATACTGCTGACTTGGGCGACCTCGTGGGTCATAATCAAATATGCTAAACTTAGGTCGGGACATTATAGCATATCTTAAAGCGTCATACAAGTGGTCTTCTGAAGAAGTATCAATATCTTCTGAATTTTTTTTATCTATAGGCAGAGAAGGTAGTTGCGATATTATATTTGTACACGTGTTAAAAAATACAAGCCTTGGTTCTTCTGTGTATTCATCTACCTGTAATCTTCTGTGTATTTCGTTTTTACCTGCAATCCGACTGCCTTTACTTCTGTCTGAAGGCCGCCATCGACAACCCTTTTGTATCATTTGTTCTGCTAGGCTAGGACCAGTATCTCCTCGTCTATGCCAAAGAGAGCTATCAAGCACACCATATTTAATATTTCCATCGCCTGCTTCTAGTTCAAGTATTTGGTCCGCTAAATCAGTAGCCAATACTTTAGTTACATAGTGTTCACGATATACAATAAGTTGTTCTGAAGGAGCTACAGCTATCCATAAAACGGCACTCCAACTTCCATACCCATAGTCACATGCTCTAAACTTAACCCAGTTAGAAGGTATAGCAAAAGGTTCAATTACGTGTATATTGCGATTAAACTCAGTAAAAGCTGCACCCTCTTTAATGTCCCAATCGCCTTCCAACAACTGTCTTTTTTGTTGTTCAGGAAGTGACAATAGCATAGCTTCGTAGTCACCGCCTTCAGAAAGGTAAGGGTTATCAGATAACCTTGCCGGTATAAAACGCCTTTTAAATAATGGCTTCCCTGCTTTAACGTGACCGGCAGGATAGCGTAAAACTTCTCCGGTTTCAATGTCCGTAGCATCAAATGTTGTATTGTACGGAGCAGGGTCGATAAATGTTTTCTTAACCCACGCATGCCCCCTACCACCGGGGTTAGTCGTTGCCCGCATAAAAATAGGTAAATCTGTAGATGTAGAGCGCAAACGACTTCGCATGTAATTCCATGCATAGTCGCTAGACCATTGCGTTAATTCATCAAAACCTATCCAACTAAATGCCAAACCTTGATATCTTAATACGTCTTCGTCTCTATCAAGATATGACATCCATAGTCTTGCTCCCGAAGGAGCTGTCCATTGCATCTTACGCTCAGACCATTTTATGCCGGGCCATATCTTCGGATACAACTCTTGTGACTTGAAAATAAGTTCACGAAGTTCCTCTGTTGTATGTCGAAGAAGTAACCCACTAAATTGTGGGTGGCCCATGTAGCGAAGGGGGTCCGCTAACATCGCATAACTTTTACCGCCACCGGCACTTCCCCCATACAGTACTTCTCTCTCACTAGCTGCTAGAAAATCTGTTTGTGGTCCGGGGTTAGGTTTAAATAGTACGTTGGCTGTTTCTTCAATAGCTTGAGTCTCATACTCAACCACTTTAATTTCTGGTTTAGGAGACTGCTTCTTTTGCACCTGTTCGTTTTTCTTGGAGGGCTTCCGCTTTGCGGATTGCCTTTTCCGCATACGCTGCCCACTCACGGAGGCTTTTAGCTTGGTTCTTACGCTTTCGTTCATTCTGTAACCGTTTTCTTAACCCTACATGCGAAATGTATCTATTTGAATTAGTACTAAGCCAATTAGCTACTTCACGATAGGAATATTGATTTATAAATTTTCTTGCTTTTTCAAGCAAGTCAAGTTCGGCAGGTATTGGGTTAAGAATTTGAGGGTCGTCTTTACTAACTTCATATCCGAAAGGTACAATCCGTGAAATACGTGGTATTTGTACCCACTCGTTTTCTTCTTTAATATCTGTCGGCTGTGGAAGGCTCCACTTACCTATGCTTTTAGTCATCGTCTTCTTCTATTATAGGAGCTTTAGGTGGCATTAACATTACTCCGCCCTTAGCTTCTACTTGTACTTTATCCGTTTTTACAATTCCAGTACGGTCTAATAGTTCTTTAGCTGCAGAGAGTTTATCCCTAATCCCCAATTCTGTAGGGTCAAATAAACCACCAACCATAGCCATTGCAGCTTTAGGTGCATTAGATGCCATATACATTTGAGTAGCTTCAAGTATTTCTTCTTTAAGTCCTTTTACTATTTCAGAAGTGTTGGTGCTATCAGAATAACCTGCAAGTTTTTTAGCTGTGATAATATCACCGCTTGCTTCTTCAAATAGAACTGAAAGAAAGGTTTGTTGTTTTTCACTTAATTGTCTTGACATTATACCATCTCATGTATAGGGTGTCAACCCTATTAATACGTTTAATATTATTGGCCTCGTCTAAACTTAGCAGTTTTCTTTGCAATATTTTTTGGTTGCTTTACAAACTGTTTGCCTTTAGCTGTGCCTTCTCTTTTTGCTTTAGTTGTAGCATAGTACTCCGAACTTGTCAAGGCTTTTATGGCTTTTTTGGGTAGGTATCTTTCTCCTGTCGCAGATTTTCCTTGCGTAGAAGGTTTTCCAGACTTAGTACCCCATTCTTCTTTAGTCCATTTATTTAAAGACTTTTGTGATTTGGCTAGTCCCATTACTTGTATCCGCCACCTTTTTCTTTGTACTGTTTAGCGAGCATCTGTGCTTTACGAGCAGACCACTCTCCCGCCTTACCGCCTTTAGTACCCGCCTTTATTGCATTAAATAACTTTTTTCGCATAGTAGGATTTGTATAGTTGTCTGCAGCATTGACTGTACTTTTTGTATTAACTTTACGTTTAGCTATGGGCATGACTAACTCCTTTGTGGTATGTAGGTTTCTTCTACATTAAAAATAATAGTCACAGCACTATTAGCACTGGCTAGTCCTCTAAATTTATCCGCTTTGTATAGCCACATACTTTCAGTAATCTGAAGCAAACTATTAGGTTCAAGGTCAACTGTTTCAGCCATTGTGTAGTAAGTAGAATTTTGATTATTATACCAATCTAGGCTAAATGTTACTTTGCTAGTCGAAGCATTGTTAATGTATATAGACTTAATATTTGTTTCATAGTTCGAGGGAACTGTGTACAAATCTTGATTAGTAGTTGTAAGTTCTACACCAACGGTACGGTTTTTAGTTGTCATCTTATGCTCCGTTAGTTAAATCATAAAACATCAAACTTCCTCTAGCTGAACCTGTCGGAGAAGGAGAAATAGTTCGAATACCAACTGTGAGTACGTCACTTACACCCGCAATAGTTCTACCTAACTGATTTGCAAAGTTGTAACCTGTCGCTTCAGAAATTCCACCTGCGGACTGAACTGTATTTGTAATGTAATCTACCTGCATAATGTCGCCACCAGACATGGCTGTAGCAGAAATATCAAAATCAACATTACCAAAAGTGCTTGTGTCGTATGAAGCACCTGTCAATGTAGCATTGCGAATTAACAACACTTCGTAATCTTGGGCTGTTAGCGGAAACACTTTAACTTGCTGTGGTATGACTACGGCATCTAATGAGCTGCTATTAAGACGAATAGATACAAGAGGGAGTATTGTGGTTGATATGCCAGTTAGTGTGGTCGTACGCTGTGCGTCTAACTCACGCCTAATTTGTGTATAGCCACCTTCAGAAATAACTGTGCTACAGATTTGACGTAGGGTTGCCGCAGAATCAAGTGTGTCAGTCGCTGTAATCTCGTAGCGCACAGGAAGAATGGCAGTCTTCATATACACTTTGCTTTTTTCATTTGTATTATAAAAAATGTGAGCAACTTGTGGTTTACCACGTACGTAAAACCCGCAACGAACATCGCCTACCCCAAGCCATTCGATGTCAAAAAATAAAATTTGTGCTTTAGTTAAATCAAGAGTAATACCACTTGGGCCTGTGCCATCAAACTTATCTACATTCCAGTTTGCTTGTGTGGCATATTCAGTATCATCCACAGAACCACTTGTAGACGTACGAAGAACAAGTCTTGTGTCCGTTCCATTCTGTTCTAAATATACACCATCATTAGTGCCAAAGTATCCAAGGCGTTGACGCAAGTTAGTTTGTCCAGCTGCCATAACAAATGTCATTAGAGCAAGCAAACTTTTACCCGGCTGATATGGAAATACCCGTTTAGATTCACGAATAACTTCATCACCAGAAGTGGTGCTTACATTCATGGCTACAGTACTTTCATTAGAAAGATAAGTTGCTGTAGCTGAACCAGATGTGCTAGTATCAAACTGCCCGTCAATACCAAAACGATTTTGACTATCAAACAGCGTAATAGGTTGGCTAACACGCAGTCTACCAAAAGCATCCGTAGTGCTATCACCAAAGGTAACGACATTACCACCATTTGTGCTGGATAACCTTACAAGTTCTGGATAGCTAGTAATAGTCATTATCTACTTTCCCAATATTCTATGCCGTAGTTGTGCAGGATTTCTTGTCCTTTGTTTATTTTTTCCAAGGCAAAGAATCTAACAAACCGATAATCTTTTTCATAGATTTCCCACTCAGCATTTGGACTTTCGCTATGATTATATACCATTGCATACCCAAGCGGGATAAGGTATTCTTTACTGTCAGGATTAGGTGATTGAAACATGTAGTCATGTAAGATACTATATTTTCCCAAGTCTTCGTCATCCGTGACAAGATAAGGGCATAGTTCAATCGTATCCCCAACAGCGTATTCTTTATCCGCAAAGACACCCTGTCCATGTATTTC